GTGCCGAAGAAATTTTCCGGTAAGAACCGGCGGAAAGTTGATATGATAATCGCCCAATACGAGGATGATCGACAGAAAGAGATCAGCCGTGTTGGATGGGGGTTGCCTCACCCGAATATAGAGGCTGCGTACACATCACTTGCAAAATATGCAAAGGCCACGCCCGCCATGTCCTCCAAGCAAATAGTTGCTTGGAATGAGGCTGCGGAATTTATGCAAAAGCATTTTGGCCCACATATGCAAGGCGCGCGAGTGAAATCGTTGGAGGAAGTAGTGTCTGGATTAGACATGAGTACCTCACCGGGTTTCCCTTGGACGCGTGAATATGCTACAAAGCGAGCCATGATCGATGATTGGAAAGATTTTCCCCGATACATGGAAGAGGATTGGGACCGTCTGAAAGATGATGGTTATACTGCTATTTTTGGTAATAGTTTGAAGGAGGAAATAAGGCCGGCTGATAAGATAGCCACTAATTCCATCCGTACTTTTACGGCAGGACCCATAGAGATGACCATACATGGAAATCGTCTCTTTGAGGACATGAATAGGAAATTTTATGATTCTCATTATAAAACAGCCAGCGTAGTTGGCTCCACCCCGCTTAAGGGAGGTTGGGAGCGACTAATGCGAAAATTGCGAAAATTTACAAAAGGATTCGCACTTGATGAATCTCAATATGATTCTTCATTGCGTGCTCACATTATGTGGTCAATAGCACGATTCCGTTGGCAGATGCTTCGATCTGAGGACCGGACACCTGAAAATGAGCAGAGACTCAAGGTGTATTACCGGAATTTGATCAATACTATGATCCTCACATCAGAAGGTGTCTTGATCTTGAAACAGGGTGGTAACCCTTCAGGATCAGTGAACACAATCTCAGACAATACGTTAATCTTATACATGCTATTAGCATATGCATGGATAATGATTGCCCCGCGTCAATACCGCAGCTATGGAGATTTTGATGAACATCTAGCTCTAGCACTTTGTGGTGACGATAATACATGGACTGTGTCTGATGAAGCAGTGGAGTTCTTCA